TGTGCAAGTTCTTCTATTTTATCCATTATCTTCTTTATCTAAATGTTTCCAAAATTCGTCTAGTGCATTGTGTTCGCAGTTAGCACATTTACAAGTTACACATACACCATTGTTACCACAATGACATTCGTGTTCGCAATGTTTACATTGCATATTAATTACTTAATAACGGATTGTCGTTAGCGACCTGTACTTCTCTAATTTTAGCTTCCAAGTATTCAATAGCCTTACCATTAATCTTAATGTCAGCTTTGTTACCCTCTATTGATTTATTAACATCTGTTAGATCAACTTCACTACTAATAACATATTCTCTATCTTCTAATTGGGCTATGCGATTATTAAACTCACCGAAAGCCATAAATCCTGCACCGATACCACCTATAACTCCTAAGAGTGCGGCATAGCTACTTAACTTAGATACCATTCCTTGCATTGATTAACTCCCTTAATTCATTGTATTTAGTATTAACTTCTGTCCTAGCATTGTTTAATTCTATTGTGTGTTTAACAACAGGATCTTCAGCACTAAGTGAAACTTGATTTTTATATATATCTCTATCATAACCAACTAAGGCTATTTGATTAAAGAAATCTTTATTGCCATCAGGCAACTGCTCAATATTAAATATAGCTTGATTAATGTTAGCGTAACTAGAAATATCAACTTGATTAGCTTTCATTTCTCTACTAACTAACTCACTAACTACTGTAAGTGTCGCTTCTATTCTTTGTAATTCGTTATCTATTTTGCTATCTATATAATCTTCCATTGCAACCATCTTAGGATTAACCTCAGTAGTTTCTTCTACTGTTTCCTCTGCTACCTCTACTTCTTCTTCTTTAACTTCTTCTTCTTTAACTTCTTCTTCGACAGCTTCTTCTTCAATGGTTTCTTCTTTGATTTCTTCTGTACTTTCGTCTGACATTGGCACTTGCTCATCTTCTTGCACGGGCATTGTTTCTTCTCCAACAACTTCTCCATTATCCAATTCAGGTTCTTGCTCAACCATTGCCACTTCTTCTGTAGGTAGTTCTTCATTAGTATTGGTTTCCAATTCGGGTTCATTAGTCGTTGCTGTTTCAACAACAGGCTCAGTATCGTAGGCATCTATAATTTCTTCCGTAGTAATTTCTTCTATTGGTGTATCTTCAACCATAGACATTTCAACTGGTATAGATAAGACCTCTATAGTCTCTACATCAGGTATCATATCAATAGTTTCAACACTTATTATTTCTATCTTAGGTTCATCAACCTCTATAGTTTCAGGCTCGTATGTTATTACAGGCAAGTCTATCTCAGGTGCTTCTATATCTTCAAATATAATTAATAAATCATCTTCTATATCAACAATAGTTTCTACAATATCCTCAACTGCTTGAGGACAAGTGTTTGGTGTCCGATCATAACAATAATCTATTGATGTATTGCTTACCTGTGAGGTAGTGTTCTCAATCTTAGTATAATCAAATGTAAGCGTAGGATTTTTTAAGTCTGCGGCTCTATGCTGAGTTGAATTAGTATGAGTAAAATCAAATCGTGCTGTAACACTACCATTTTTTTTAAGTCTGCGGCTCTATGCTGAGTTGAATTAGTATGAGTAAAATCAAATCGTGCTGTAACACTACCATTAGTTGTATTGTTCTCACCTATAACAATAGTGTCTTGATAAGTATTATACCCATTGTTTGCATAATCAACCACTCTGTTTTGCGTGGTTACATCACCATTACCATCATTAAATATTTGCGTCATAGTTACTGATTGGTTTGTATCAGAACGATCCCAAAACCAAATGTCAGCACCTATAGTAGAACTAAACCCTCGTTGTACTTCGTCATCACTTAAACCTGAATCAGCTTGAGTGAGTGTACTTTGTACATACTCGCCACCAACACCTGCTATAATTCCGCTTCCGTGTGTATGATCTAAGTTAGTTCCATTCCAACTACCATCAGTAAAATCTCCTGATAAAAAGTTATTAGTAGTATGACTAGTAGTAACAGAAGTTACAACATCAGTAGTAGTCGTACAGGTTTGATCCCCATATTGTGGTACATTTTGAATACAAATTGTTTCTGCGTTACTGATTGCAACGCTTGACACCATCATCACAATTCCAATTAACAGTCTTACCATCTTCCCCATTTGAATCCTTTAATATTTCGTTGTCTACTTTTTCTATAATTCTTAAATTCTTGGTATATTCTTCGTAATCAGGTCTTAGCTTTCCGTACTTTTCCCATTCAGCTTTAGCCTCTAGCCCGATCTTACTGTCATAAGGACAATAACTACCTGCGTGGTGCATTGCTTCAAACACCATTGGGTTCTGACAAAGTAAACTTATACTCGCAACTTTCATACCCATATCGTATAATGCCTTTGCGAGTTTTAATCTCTCGCAGTTTAAATCTCTTTTATAAGTACCAATACTTGCCGAGAATGAAAAACTAGAACCACCAACTCCAACACCTATCGTACATACATCTTGGCTCATATTACTTAGAGCAGGTGCATTAGCTGTATTTACAACTCTTGATTCACCTTGATATGCGTTAGTCGTATTAGTTGTAGTCGAGTTACTAGAACTTCCGTCTTGGAAATTTGTAGTAGCAGTTGACGAGTAACCTCCTGTGATCGCAGTATTACTCCCACTAGAATTTACCTGATCATTGGTAGTTGAGCCACTTGAAGTAACATCAGCCATAGCTTTATCAAACAACACACCACATACCCATAGTATCCCTACCATAAGGGTTATAATAATAACTGAGTTCTTCATTATTCTTCCTCAGATACTTCGGCTTGGGTTTGTGCAGTTTCAAATACACCGACCTCAGTTTGGGCTTCGATCTCGTCATTAATAGTTTTAATAACTATATCATCATCAATAACTGCACCGACAATTTGTTTATCAATCTCTTTACTGAATGTGCTTGATCTAACACCACTTGCTTTAGCTTGTTGTAAGTATTGTAGATCAGACGCATAATCTCGTAAGTTAAATGATTCAGGGTAATCAATAACCCCATCAAATACCTTACCTTGCCACTTAGCAAATAAAGTCCATATATGTTCTTCTGCATTTTCCAATAAGTCAGCTTTCTCACTTAATACTGAGTTAAGGTTTTCAAATTCTGTTTGTAAAGCAATACCACTAGATACTTGCGTCTTAGTTTGTCTTACTCCTGACATATGCGTTGCTCTATCTATCATTTCTATTTTCTGTTCAATAGATGATCTAATCTCACTTAAATTAGAACCACTAGGCTGTAATAGATAAGGTTTTAACCCACCATCTAAATCATCAGGCATAGATATAATAGATCCTGCACCTGCACTCGCCTCAACACCTTGTGTTTTAACTAAGCTAGGGTGGTTAGATAATCTTATAAGCTGTTCCATTTCAGATAGCTCATTATAAATAGACTGTTGCAATAAAGCCACATCTGTTAGATCCGAAATCCCAACACCTTTGCGAGGTGATCTTTTATTGTATAAACATACCGCAGGTATCTCACCTAATTGATTGGGCTTAGTTTCTAAAACTCTTAATTTACCTCGTTCAGGTACAAACACATAAGATATATCTTGTGGTGTCCATATTCTAAAGTATGTGCCATCAGAAGTTCTTTCTTCTCTGACCTTTAAATAATCCAATAAATAACGCCCACTAATTGATCTTGAGTAATGCCAATCCATAACATTATCAGGCGTTACCATAGTTAAATAAGGTCTTATATCCTGACCTAATTCATCTGCTCTAGTCTGTGCGTTGCTTTCAGGCTTATCAACAAATATCCATACATTGCCATATACACCTGAATAAGTCTGTGCGTTCTTCATAAACGCATTAAAGTTCTGTCCGTCTAAATCGGTATCAGCTAAAAATGATTCTAAGCTAGGCTCATTTGATATTGTACCATACTCTCTAGTTGGTGGTACTCTGAATAAGAAACTAGAATATATACTAATGATATTACGACTATGATTGTCTATAGGCGTATAATTAACTCTATTTTGGTATTCTAAATCTAATTCTAATGCGTATTCGTGTAAGAAACTACCTGCTCGGTATTCTTCTCCACCTAAGTATGATCTAAGATAAAAATTCCATCTTTGAATCATTAAGTCATAATTATCGTGCCTAGCTTCCATAAAATCTTTATCGTGAATTAAAGATTCCATATTGCTATCATTCGTTATGTATGTTCCCATTATTTAACACTCCATCTTGTAGGTAATTCTTTGTTATAATTTTTCCTTATAGGGAACAGATAATCAACCGCATAGCCTAATGCGTCATTCATATGGTCAAAACCGCTATCCTTGTCAGGTTGCGTAGTTCCCTCTTTGTAAAGGTGTCTCTCCAAGCCTCTGATAATGTTTTTACATTTGGGGTTTATAAACATCATTCTTTGCTCGTTTGTATTCTTTAACCTCGAATTAACAGCGTTTATTCTGTCTCTAATCTGAGGGTGTGCGTTCTTAACTCTTACTGTTAGTCCTGCGTTCTGTAATATCGTTAAATCAGTTCTGCCACCTGCTGAGGTCTTGCGTTGTCTACAAGCAGGATCAGGATATACAATGATCTTCCGTTCAGGGTATCTTGCTTCTATTTCCTTAACTAATTCTTCTGTGTTAGATGAGTATATTATGATCTCATCAATAAAATTGATAACATTATTGTCTATCTGAAATACTGCGGCACTCATTGGATCAATGTTAAAATCCATACCAATATGCAATGTAGTATTGTTGTCCTTTACTACCTTAACATTCTGCTCTCTATCAAAGTTGTAATAAATAGCGCCTGAGTATGTTTCAAAGGTGGCTTCATATTCTTGTCTAAAGGTTCTCTCGTCTAGGTCAGCTTTAGCGGCTTCTACTTCGTCTGAATCTACTTGCTCTCCCTGTAGGGTAGTGAATTGCCAAGATTCCCAGTCTTTATCTTCCTTACCTTTCATATAAAGGTCGTAAGCCCAATTACCATAACCTCTAGGTGTACCACACGCAAAGAAATCACCTTTAGTGTCAGATAAGGTAGCTCTCAACACCGAGTAATAAGCATCACTAGGTATGTCAGCAAACTCATCTAAGACTAAGAAGTTAAGTCCAACACCTCTGAGTTGATCGTAAGATCGGTCAGAACCTCGTAAAGATATCTCTGACTTATTGTGTAATCTGATAGTCAAATCTGTTTCGTTTATGTAGCTGACTAGATTGTTGTCTATTGCGACCTCTTTTAACTTAGCCCAACATATCTGCTTGGCTTGTCTATAGGTTGGTGCTACATACCAAACCTTTTGTTTAGGCTTCTTACAAGCAAAGTTTAAGAGTTCACCAATAGCAATAAAAGTCTTACCAAATCTACGCCCTGTAATTAGAACTCTATTCCGTGCTGTGGACTGTGTTACTTGCTTCTGCGGACTTGTTAAGGGCATCTATTTTTATTCTTATATTAATTTTTCTACCTGCGTAATTACTATTGAATATATATTCTTTTTCCTCAGTATCATTTAAGGTGTTTATGGATTGATTTAAGAACTTATTTAATTCGTCATTCATACTTTAAAACCTTTTTTCCAAGCCTGTAAACTCCAGTAAGCGGCACTTAAATTCTTTTGACCCTTAACTCTTTTTAGCACACCGCCCATTCTAGCGTCAAATGATCTTTTTCTAGCAGGTATGTTCTTCTTAATGCTCATTTCCTTAGATCCGAAATTAACTTTCTTTACATTACCAGTTGATCGATCTTTTACAAACACTTTAAACTTTTTAACATCACCTCTACTAGGTTTGTTTAGTTTAACAGTTCTGTTTTTATATTTAGGCATTATTTCTTTTTGGGTTTATATTTCTTGATAGCCTGACTGATAAAGATGTTCTTATATAGAGATACCGCTTTACCAAACTTCTTATCTGCTTGTGATTTAGCAGACTTATAAGCCTTAGTTTTCTTGTTGAAAGATTTAACCTTACCTAATGCTTTAGGTCTTTTCTTTTCAAAGATTTCTTTTTTCTTTTTTGCCATATTGACCTTTAATTAGTGTTTACTTGGCAACCCCAAGCGTGTACATAATAATCATTATGTTTAGTAACTTTTCCAGTCATTTTTCCGCTATCGTCATAAATATTTACATA